TGCATCGCCAATAGCATCTGCTGACTTAATTATCATATTTGCTGGATTAACAAGATCTTCCAGTTCTTTCTTGAGGCTTCTTATTGCTTGTTGCATCCTTTCAAAATCAGTTGGATTGAATGCCTGGCGTATTAAATCAAGGTCTTCATCTGTCGCTCCTTTGAATTGACTTTTAAAGCTTTCTTGTGCAGCCTTGACGCGCTCTTCAGGGCTCAATAGTCCGATTTGGTCTTTTAACTGCATCCGAGCATCCGCAAGTTTGCGAGCTTCCTGTGCTTGTTTCTCCGCTTCTTCAGTTATTTGCTTATCAATTGCAAGATTGCCTTTTCTAAACTTCTCACTTGCTTGCAAGATTGCAACTAACTGCTTGTTTGGGGTTAGTTCTTCAGATGCTTTGACAGCCGCTTGCCTTTGAAGTATTAGAGCCTTTCTTCTTTCTTCAACAGTGGCCTTGTTTCGGCCTGCAATTATAGAGGCGAACTGAGCCTCCATTTGAAGAGTGGAAATGTCTTTTGGACCCTTTGCTCTTGATCCACCCTTGCCGCCACCACCGCCACCGTCAACCGTCGGTGTGCCGTAGGTAAAACGCCCTCGTAAAAGAGCATCATCTAAATCTGCGCCTTGATCCCTGTCGTTTATTGCGCTTGTAAGACGAGCCCTAAGTTGTCTTACTTCAGTCTTTAACCTATCCGTTCTTGATCCAATAGTCTCGATACCGTCTCCCGTAACAACAACATCTTTATCGCTTCTTCCTGGCTTCATCCCTTCCATGAGCACTTTGTCTAGATCAAGCTCTTTCTTGCCAATTTCTGCTTCTACCTCGGCAATACTGCCATCTCTGATTAAAGAATTAAGACGACTTTGCTCGTTTGCTGCCCTGAATATTGCTACCGCAAGAGCTGCAGCGCCTGCTGCTAATGCCGTATAAGGATTCAACAGGGCAGCGGTATTCAGTCCAATGAGAGCCTTTGTAGCGACTATTGCATTCAACTTAAGCGTAAAGATAACCCCAGCCAATCCTCCAATTGATGCGACGATTGCGGCAATTTTTCCGACAGTCACTGCGGCCAATATGACCAGCGAGACTTGCAAAACTTTGTCGAGATTCTTGGCTATATCCAAGAAGAATTGAGCTATCTTTGGCAGCACATCTGCCAAGGTTGGCGTTATCTCCTCAATAAACCGCCCAAATGCGTCTTGGAATTGCGCGCCTATGGGGACCAGTCCTTCGCCAACGGCAGCCTGTAAATCTTGAATCTGCACCTGAAGTCTTGCTCCGGCGTCAGCATTTGAATCTGAAATTTTCTTAGCTGTTCCTCCGTAAGTATTGCCAAGTTCAACAATAAAATTCATCAGCTCATCAAGACCAACTGTTCCCGCCTTGAGATTTTTTTGCAACTCAGGCAACGTCATTTTGTTTGCTTTAGCGAATGCTGTGACTGCTCCAGGCAAGCGTTCGCCGAGCTGCCCGGAAAGTTCTTCAGCGCTTACCTTGCCCTTCGAGAAGACTTGCACCATCGCAGTAATCGCGCCTTTTACATCCTCGCTAGATCCGCCGGTTGCCTTAATAGCTGCGCTCACATTTTTAAAAGTGAGAGTTGCATCGGTCAGCGGACCACCTGCCCCTTTGACAGCAGCAGTCAACCTTGTGATTCCTGCGATTGACTGGGCTTGAGGAATGTTTAACTCTTCAGTCGCCTGACGAGCAGCCGCAGTCGCAAAGTTAAATTCACTTTGACTGCTGGTGATTCCGCGCAAGGCTATTTCTAACTTCTCAATCTGAGCCGCATACTCGCCAGCTCCAGCAGTCAAATCTCTCAATCCCTTCAGTTGGGCGCCAATGGCTGCACCAGTAAAAGCACCTTGAACCCCTCCAAGCGCTGCGCCACCAAGAGCGCCTAACGCGCCTTCTGGGCCACCAAAGATACCGCCAGAGATGACAGCGCCAGCGACCTGAGTTGCACCTCGCGCACCAAGCCCGCCTCTTTTCTTTTGACCCTGAGCTTTTTGCAACTTTTGAGTATATTTTTCTATGTCAGCGGTCAGCTCCTTGAACTCTTTGCTGTTTAAATCTGCCTCTCTTCTTAATCCACGCAAAGCGCCGATCTGACCTTCAATGGTGCTAATGCTGTTATTGCCTTTTTGCCCTAATCGCGTTACCTCATTTCTAAGTTTTTGTATTGTCTGGCTAGTTGGGCCTGATATAACTTTCAGCTTCGATATTGAGCTGCCAATCTTGTCAATTACCGCCTGAGCACCTGTATCCTTAAGGTCAACCTTGATGGAAAGAGTGCTAATTGCCTTTGCCATCAGAGCGCTTCCTCAGTTCGTTAAGAGCTGCTGCCTCCAGAATTTGAAGGCGTTCCAGCGTGTCGCGACGATCTTCCACATTGTAGAGGTCAAACAAGCCCCCGGAACACAGTAAAACCTCATATTTCAACCCAACAAATCCACCCATCGTCACCTGCCACTGAGTCTGCATACGCAGAAACATCATCACCGCATCCCAATTTTCTTCCCAAACCTCAAAGTCGTTTAACTCCTTTGGTTTTTGCTTTGGCAAAGCCAACCCGAAAGCCGCTGCGTCCTCCCCTGTCTTGTCCTCGACAGGGGCATCACCTGAGGCCCAATAAGCAGCGGCTGCTTTTAGTTTCCCGCTTCTGCCTCTGCGTAAGTGGCCGCGTAAGTGTTTAAAACAGCCTTGATCCAATCAGCATCATCTGCTTGCTCTTGAAGCACCTCGTCGCTAAACGGTACTTCTTCTCCATCCTCATCGACGATTCCCTCCCATCCAACAAGCACTTTTCTGATCAAACCGATATTCTCATCGTCTTTGCAGTCCTCAAGCTTCGAAATCTTTTCTCTCTTAAAGATGGCGATAAACTCTGAAGTCTCAAATTCACCTGGCTTGCTATCGCTGGGCTCTTGAACTTTGACGGGCCACTTGAAGGTTTTAACTTTTTTACGAACAAAAGCCATTAGATAAGTGCATAAGCTGGCTTAGCTTACACAAAAAAAGGGAGCCCGCAAAGGCTCCCTCATCCCCCTTGTTCGACCTGGCTAACCCTTAGGTGTAAACCAGATCAAACTCAGCGTTAGCTGCAGAATCAGGCACGCAGGTGTAGGGGATCTCCAACATCGCAATGCCATCGGCATCGCCATAGGAAACATCCCCAATGTCCACCTTGCTTGAAGTGAACTGAACCTTGTTGCCAGCAACAGTGCCGTGAGTGAAGGTCAAGTTGCCAAGAGCTGCATCGTCATCTACTGCAGAGGCAAAGTAATCCTTCGTCCCAAGCAGCACTGCCTCAATACTTACTGACCCACTAGCGGCGCGATCAGTAATCAAAACCTCTTTGGTTCCTCCGACAAGCTCCCTGTAAACAGTTGAGTTCCCCAGATCAAACGAGAAGCTTTGAAGCGCTCCAGAATACGAAAGCAGTTGAAAGCCAGTCACGTTGCCATTCTTGAACACCAATGGATCATCTTGGTTGGCATAAGTAGGCGTGAGCAGAGCGCTGTCGTCAGGAGCGTTGTAAATGCCAGTGAACGAGAAATCAAGCGTAGGAATTGATCCAACCTCAGCGCTGATCGAGACCGTTCCCCTGCAGCCTGTCGCCTTGTGGCGAACGCCATCAATCATGTAGTAGATGGTCACTGAAGAGAAAGAACCGCTTACTGGCTCATAAGTGACGCTGGTGCCTGATGCGACGGTTTCAGAAAGGCCGCAAGCCTTAAGAGCTTTGCCGTACTGGGGAGCAGTCCCTGCAGTCCCAGAGCCTGCCATCTCCACGCTGAAAGTGCATTCAACTTTTGTGTTCGCCAAAAGCTGCTGAGATGCGCCCAAGTAAGGACGAATCAGGTCTCGGCTGACAACATCACTGCTCTGAGGAGTGATTGTCAGATCCCGTACTAGAACGGCGTCGGCCCCGTCCGGGGTTGGATCCGACCCGTAGCTCGACTCCGTCTCGATGACGATCAGTCGTTTGCGGAGTAGCAGTGCCATCAGATTGTTCCTGTGACGGTTGTGGTGGTTGCGTCCGCTGAATCAGGGTGCGTACGCCAGTTTCAGGATCTAGCAGATAAGTTCCGCCAAAGCCTGTGTGTTCATCCAACATGTTAAGTGCAGAGGGTGTTTAGGTTCAGCGTAGCCCTGACTGTTTACTGAGTTAAATCACCGACCTGCGTGCGGTAACGAATGTCGTACTCACAGAAAATTACCCCAGCTGGCTCATCAGCCTCAAGCAACTGAAAGCTTGTTGTTGCTGGCTCCACGTCAATCGCATGCCCACCCAACGTCAGGTCAGACATGATCTTTGAGTGCAAACTTTCAATTGTGTCGTCAGCCGCTTGATCAGGGACTGTCGCCCTTTCTATGACAACGATGCGAACCCTAAAGGTCCAGTCGAGTGTTGGCAGGCTGGTGTTTTGCTCTGGCGTGTCGCTTACTGGCTCGATGACAATCGCAGGAGACTCGGCTCGGCTTAATGGCTCGACTCTACTCCTGTAAATTCTTGTACCTACGCCTGAAGTCCCAGAAAGGGCAGTGGCAATAGCAGAAAGGATGCTTTCACGCTTAGTTGTCATATCTAATCCTTCATCAGCATCACACGCATAATTTTACCGTCGTCTAAAAGCATCGGCTCCCTGACGGTGTAATCAACGCTGTCAACAGTCATCGTGTCGCCCCGCGCCACAGATGTGAAATCAGATGTCTTTACGACCACTGCGTAATCAGTCGTCAACACGACTCCGTCAGCAATGATCTCATTAGGCGATTCAAAGTAGCCCACACTTGTTGTTCCACCAGACACCACCGGAACCGTAAATCCCGGCGTATCAAAAAAAGCGTCTAGATCTTCGGTGAAAGAAAGAGTCATACAAAAAGCCCCCGCAAAATGCGAGGGCTATGAATTGAGATCAGTTGTACTTCTTGCGCCCCAAGGCAGTGACGCTTACAGCACCCGCACCAGTACCACCAGCAACGGTGATAACAACACGCGCATAACGCTTGATCTCGTCGGTGTTAACCGTAAGAGTCTCAACTAGCGCAGTGTTTGCAGTTGTTGTTGTGAAAGCAGCGCCACTGACATCACCAAACGTGCTGTTGTCAGCAGAGTCCTGCACCTTTACGGCATAGGTGATGCCTGATCCACCTGCCTCAGCGTCGAGAATCAGAGTGATGTCGCCCTCGTAGTCAAGAAGGTCAACTCCTGTCTCGTTGCCAGTTGCGGTGACAACATCATTTGGAGCGAAAGACAGAACCGTCAAAGTTCGTCGAGTGTTTCCAATGCTCATTCTTTAGTCCTCTTGCGAGTAGTGGTCTTTTTTGGTGGGCAAGAAGGAGCTTCCTCCTCGGCGGGGGCCGCTTCCGCCTTGTGCTCGATGGCCTTGCCGAGACTCACAAGAGTTACAGCATCAGCTTCATCGACTTCCAGGATGGAGCCCGCGTCAGCGGGCTTTCCTGAAATCATCACTGGCCTCAAGATTTCAACTTTCATGAGTCAGAACGATGAGTACTACCTGGATCAGGTGGCGTAGCAGAATGCACCAGGCTGCTTGACAGCAAAGTCGACATCTTGCAGAGCAATGATGCGAACGGTGCCGGAAGTTGCGCCAGCGAACGGATCAACGGTGAGATCCAAGCCGGACCACATCGCCATGATCAGCTGTGAGAAATCGCCAAACAGAGCATCGTTATTTTCGAGCTGGTTGGAGACGGTTACGGGGTAGCCGTTAATCTCGTCGTTTTCGTAAACGAACTGAGCGGTGCCACTTGCCTTCTCGGTGCTCTTCAGAGCGCCGCGAGCTGCTGCGTTGATGATGTAACGCAGAGCGCCAGCATCAGCGTTAGCAGTAGCAACGTCGGTCTCCATTCCGATGTACTCGGCGAAGGTTCCGAAAGTGCTAAGTGACTGAGTGCCGATGCCAGTGGTGTTGATGATGCCCAGAGGCTGGTTGGAAGAACCAGAGCCATTCAGGCCAACACGATCCAGCTCAAGAGCCAGGACTTGAGCCAGGTCATCACGGACCATCTGCTCAACATCGATGCTGGACTGCAGCAGCAGCTTGCGTGAGTAGTCAACAAAAGCACCACAAGTCTTGGGTGAAAGGTTCACCTGCTCGATGGTTTGCTGTGACTCTGTGGGTGAGCCTGACTCTCCAACCCAGTAAGCGGTGGCACTTGCCGACTGCTTGGGAATTGAGATGTTGCCGTTGATCCCGCTCAGGGTGGTCATGCCTGCACCGGCCAGTGCAAGCTTGTTGCGGAGCAGGTCGATGAAG